TGCGCCTGCTCCTGTAGTATAAATTTTATAGCTTTGTATATTGCAGGGTCGCAGTTTAGTAGCTCATTAGGTGAGATACTCGTAGCCACCGACACAGCTGCGACCTCCCATATGTCGCCGTATCGGTCTATCCATTTTTTGAGTCGATAACGAAATCTACGTCTTTATACTGGTTAAGAAAATCGTCATCCAGCGCAGCCGTAGTCTCACCTTTAGCCGTTATTAGGTAATGCGCGAACCACCATAAGTCAGATTCACGCTGATCGTCTATTAGTCGCTTACGCCAGCCAGTCTTAAAGTTAGTCTCGAAAGCTACTTTAGCCGCAGGCGTAAGCTCGTAATTGACCTCTTTACCGTCTTTTTTAGTTACTTTAATAAATTGCGTAGCCATTGATGTCCCCTATTCTAATAAATTAAGATGTAGCTTTCGTTAAGGCGGTTACTGGAAGGGAAATCGATGCACTAGCTGGCGCATCGATAGTTCCGTTAATTGGCTGCCACTGTGAGACCAAAACAGACATAGAGTAGCTAGGGTTAGTAGCTGTGACTGTACCTGTGACTGGTATTAGCTTGATTGCTAATTTACTTCCTAGTGCATCCTCAAAAAGTGAGTTAACGCTAGATGCTGCGAAATCGTTAAACACTTCAAGTGTAACGGTTGGACGTTCGATCCCACCAATAAAATTATTTAGACTGTCTGTCATCGCTGTAATTTCTACGGCATCTACTTCCCTCGACAAGCTGACCGAGCTAACGAAAGTAGTGATCGTAGTAGTACCAACTATTACAGCCACCTTATTACCCATAAAGATCGCCATTTATTTCTCCTTTTGTTTAGCCGATCAGTTCGACATTATACCGATACGCGAGGTAATCGGTACTAGCCACCTGTACAGATCCAGCCGTAGCATTTGTTACGCGTAAGGTCTGTACAGCGCCGCCTAGTGTTACGTCACCCTCGATCGCGGCTTTTACCGAGGTAGATCCTGTAGACGCTAGATAACCGTCTAGCTTTGTCTGTCCAGCTGACTCGCTCATACGTCCTACGATTAAAAGTATTGTACAGGTAGCGTTATCAAATCCACGATTAAACGTGGCATCAAAATTTAGATCTAATTGTCCTACTACTGCGCCAGGTACATTTATAGAGTCTGGTATATGGTCGTAACATTTTAATCCTGCAATAGTAGCTAGTCTAGTCTTGAGACCTGTACGCACTGTCGAGGGAACCATTAAGCTACTACCTCTTTTTTATATGCGCGTACCATCGCAGTAACGTCGCGACCTAGTGGAGACATACGTATAGCTCCTAGATCTCCTAGACCTAAGATGCCGCCTGGAGAGTCTTTACGTTTATATAAGTCAGCTGTGAGGATTTGACAGGCTGTCTCTATATCATCTGGAACGCTAGGCCAGCCCCATTTAGCCGTAACCTCTACTCCTGGTCTAAGGCCATTACTAAATAGTCCAGGATAAACAGGCCAGACGTTTAGTGTGTTGACCATTGTAAGCTGTGTAAAAGGTCTGCCTAAAGCTGAGGCAGTCAAGGGATCTACTAAAAAATCTGTATTAATCGTTAGCGTAGTCTCAAAAGTACCATCGCCATCGTCGTCGGTCTTTACTACGAGACCAGTAGTAGAGCTAATATCGTCGACATAAACAAAAACATTATTATTAGCGCGATAGTTACGAGCTGAGGCTGTTGAGTCTGCATAAAATCGTCTGTTCGCGATGCGGTCAATACTGCGCGAGGCAGACTCTATAAGTCCCTCTAAAAGTGTGTCGTCTGCACTATCGGTAATCGATAAAAAGGTTTTCATCGATGCCAGTGTCGTATAGCCGTTAGTTATAGCCATCCAGGAGCCTCATCGTCAATAGGGACAGGTATTTTCGAGAATAGGCTATTACTAAAGTGTTTTCTAATATCACTCATAAAAGCCCCTTAGATCCTGGATGGTTATAACTACTGGGAGGCCGTAGCCCCCCAGATAGTTTTATTAGCACTAGAAGCTAGGTGTAGCTAATCCAGTTCCATTAATTTGAGCGAACGCTTTAGGGTACCTGAGAGAAGTATATGCGAACATACCGTACATAACGATATTTAGCGCTACCTTTCCATTAGGTTCCTCGAACGTTACATATGTCGGACTACCAGCCTCCTCGAATAGATGAGACTCGTTTAGATCGACGACGTGGATAGTGTCTTGGTTAGTACTTGCGCCCTTTGAAGTACTGATATTAGCGTCTGTAATAATTGGCAGACCAAGAATCGAATAACCTGAATTATTACCATAGTTAGGGTATCCCTCACCAGTTCCCATAGCATTTGTTGGATTATATGCAGTAGGTACTACGAGAGGACGACTCTGACCATCCAGACCAGCTAGGAAAAATCCTAGACGACGTGGATGCATTATTACCGCGTTAGGTGATGCAAATACGTTTGACTGAATCGACTGTATGGCATCCGCGATCTTAGGAAAAACACCCGCGACCGTACCAGTGGTAGCAGTGTAGGTTACTAAGATTCCTGTAGTCATACCGTCAATTCCTAGCGGTTGACCACTAGATCCTGAGCCATTTAGTAGTAGATCGTCTAACTTTGTGTTATATGCACGTAGTAAGTCGCTAATAATAATTGACTCTAAGTTATATCCACGTAGTAGAGCTTGCTTAGATACGCTGTTTTGTCCAGCTACAGTATTTACGTTAACTGTAAGTGTGCTATCAGCTGGATCCTGAGTTACTGCCGCTGTATTCTGTGAAGTTTGTGCAGCTACGTTTGTACCTGTACCAATTAAGGACAATACGACCGACATACCCTGAGCAGGTAGTACGTGCTTACGTGAAGCATCTGCGAAGGGACGACCCGCCCGTAATTTTGGCGCGTAAAGGTCAACTAAATACTGAGGTACTACTAAGCCGCCAAAATCGCCAGTTGAAGTCGCGCGGTACTCTACGTTCATTTCTTGTTGGTGACGACGGATGCGATCCGATGCTGCTACGTCAGTATTAAAATGCGCCTTAACAGCGTCTGATAAAAAGCTATTCTCGCTGCGTTGATGATAGGTAACAGGTTCGCTAACTACTTTAATAGCTTCGCGCTTTTCGCTAGCTGGCTTTGAGCTATCTACCTTAGCGGCTAGATCTGCGGCCTTAGCGTTGCGTAGTTCCATATCTGACATCTGCTCGATTCTTTCGTCGAGCTTTTTTACTTCAAGGTTAAGAGCTTCAATATTAGCTAGCTCAACCTCTGTTACGTCGCGAGTCTCCTCAGCGGCGCGGTCTACAATCGTCTGGATCATAGAGGTCTTAGTCTCGCGCTTTTCGCGTAGACCATCTAAAAAGTTATTTCCCACGTTTTACTCTCCTAGAATAAAGTTGATTATTTGTCGTAGAGGTGTCGATCTATAACGTGGCGAGGTGTCGCATAACGCGAGGTGTCGCACCTGTAGAATCGAGGTGTCTTACTCTGTGTCTATCTTACTATATTTTACGTAAAAGTTTTAGGATAGCTAAGGCTCTATCTATTCTATTTTCGTTTTTAGTAGCTATCGCATCTGCCCAAGATTTACCAGCATCGCCGCCCCACAAAGCCCAGGCGATGCGACCATTACTAGGGTAGCCATCCTCACCTGGACGAAAACCCTCAGCTTTTTTATCGACCTCGTGACGTGCAAAAAAAGATCGCATACGTAAGACTGTATCTAAAGGTAAAGATTTACCGCCTGCTATATCTCGCGCCCTAGCGATACCTACAGCTGTACCACCTCTACCGTACTCGCTGCGCCAGTCAAGACCTCTTTGAGCCTCGCGCCTCATAGCTTCCGTAGGTTCATAGCTCTCCTGGCGATTGTCTCGTGCCTCCATAGGCGCCCATCTATTGCAGTAGTAGTTAGGTTTAACTGCCGCCTTCCATAAAGAGCAATACTCATTAGCATAGAAATAGCAGTTACTGCAGTTACGTCCAGATGGCACGTCATCACTAGAGGCAGGTCTATAATTTTTTGGTAAAGCTCTATCGCCATACTCAGATATATTTACAGCTGTTAGCTGATCGTTAGCCTGAGCCTCTGTTCGATGGCAGCCTATAACCTCATTATTAGAGTCTTTTACGACTGCGTAGCCATCACACTCAGGATGATTACTTACTACGCTGTAGGGCATCTAAAATCTCTTTAGCTGCATTTAATCTAGGTGTCTCACCGATTGTATTTGTTCGCACACCGTTAACCATCGCGTAATCTCCGTATGCTCCAAAAGTTACTAGAGATACTTCTGCTAGGTGCGCCTTTAGTCTCTCTATGACGCCATCGTCTCTCTTGCGATTCTTAATTGGCATAAAGCCGATAGAGAGCTGATCTAGTGCGCCATCTTTAACTAGCTCTAAGGCATCATCTCCCTCGCGTGTACGAGATACCTTAAATTCTGCATAAAGTCCCTCATCTGTCTCGCGTAGTAACGTAGCTCGTCCTATTGGATTTTTTGAATCGTGGTTCCTCAATAGCTTTACGCGATGGGCTGCCTTTATGACCTCAGCGAAAGCGCCGCGTCTAAATACCTCTGTCGTATTACCTGCCACGCGCTGCTCTTTATCATATGGCACCGCTATACCGTAAATAGTACGACCGCCGTTTTCATCCTCGCGGATCTCTAGGTCTAGTGTGTAGCTGCGGATTTCATTAGTACTCATACGTCTAATTCATCCTCCTCATCATATTCAGGAGCTTCGATTATATCGATAGGCTCATCGTCTATAGGATTAAT